ACCTGTGTTGACTGCCCGCCAGGCACGCCTCGCCGCAAAAGCTGCCAAAGCTGCGCCAGCTGCCCGTACCGCTCGTGCTGCAAAGCCCGCCGCGCCGGCAGCCCGCAAAGCCCGTGGCTCACGCAAAATGGGTCGCGATCTTCCTGCAACAAAGGTCAAGCCCGAACAGTTGATGTATCAAATCAACGCGATCGGCAAAACCGTGGTCGAATTGAAAGGACAACTGACCTCGATTTCCGTTACGGAACTTGTCCTGCGCCACAAGAAAGAGCGCAGCAGCAAGCTGATGTTTTCAACTTTCCAAATCAAGGACGTGGTCTCCGTCTTCGGTGAAGAGGGCGAACAAGCAATTGTCAAACTCAACAAATTGACAACAATCGACTCCTACAAAGGCAAAGTTGAAACGCTTGAAGGCGGCCTGATTCAAATCACCACTCTGGAAGGCGAAAGCATCATCCTGAATCCTTCCAACAGCGCTGAAATTGAAATCGAACTCACCGCCATGGAAGAAGACATTCTCGGCGCTGGCAAGAAAGAACGTGTCAGCCGCAGCAAGGCCAAGGCCGAAGCCGAAGATGACGAAGATGAAGAAGATGAAGATGGCGAAGATGAAGATGAAGATGAAGATGGCGAAGTGGAAGAAGGTGATGATGAAGATGAAGACGGTGATGAAGAAGACGAAGATGAAGACGGCGAAGATGAAGATGAAGATGAAGATGGCGAAGAAGAAGACGGTGATGACGAAGATGAAGATGGTGATGAAGAAGACGAAGATGAAGACGGTGATGACGAAGATGAAGATGAAGATGGCGAAGAAGAAGACGGTGATGACGAAGATGAAGATGGTGATGACGAAGATGACGAAGAAGATGAAGAAGAAGATGAAGAAGACTGGGAAGAATAATTCCTAGCCAAGGCCGCCAATTCGCGCAAAGCGAAACCAGCAGGCGGAGCTAGCTCCGCCTGCCAAACTTAAACCTAAGTCTAAAAACAGAAAGATTAAAAATGAGCAACGCATCCGTATCCCGAATTATTGCGCGTCAAGCACGTGCCCTTGAATCCATTTTGAAACGTGTTGAGTCACAGCACGCAGCAACGTCAGCAGCCTTGGTGAAAGTCCGTGAAGCACTTGACGACGCAAGCTCCGACCTCGGCGGTGAACCTGCAGGCGCCGCGAAGGTGAAAGTTACTGCCGCCGCAATTACTGCAAAGAAAAAGAAGCCCGGCGCTGTTGAAGAGGCTCCCGCACAAACGCGCCGCGAACGCCGTGCCGCCCGCGCAGCAAAAGCAGGAGCGGCAGTGCCGAGCCCTGCCAAGAAGAAACTCGCCGGTGCTGCACCAGCACCAAGCAAGAAATCTTCCTCTCTCAAGAAAACATTGCATCCTTCTGGATTTAAGAAGGCGCCGGTCGCAGCCAAGTAACCTGCGATAAATCGCACGAAAAGCAAACGGAGTTCAAAACACCGTTTGCTTTTTCCGTTTCTGCCTCACAGGAAATAGAATGGTAACAAAAAAAGCAAACACATACGACGAAGATTCAATACAGCATCACAAAGGTCTTGCCGCTGTACGTGTACGTCCTGGCATGTATTTGGGTGAACGCGGAGCCCCAATGGTGTACCGCGCCCTAAAAGAAATCGTGGATAACGCCTACGATGAGTGGGCGGCCGGCAGAAATCTTGCAATTGAGGTGTACGCCGACACCAAGAATGACGTATATATAGTGGCAGATCGTGCGCAAGGCATTCCCGTAGGTCTGCATAAGACTGAAAAAATAAGTACGTTGACGCTGATTCTAACCGAGTTGCACGCCGGCGGTAAGTTCGATGACAAGGCGTATAAGACGGCTGCAGGCACACACGGTGTCGGTGCCGCGGCGACTAATGCAGTGAGCTCCAGTTTCGAGTGCTGGACGCACCGGGATAAGTCATGGCATTACCAGGCTTTCAAAGCTGGTAAGCCAGTAGCAGTTATCAAGCGGGTGCCGTGTGTTGACAAATCTGTCTCCAAGCTGTTGCAGTCGGTGCCCAAATCAGGCACCGTGATACGTTTTACCCCAGACCAAACAATCGTATCTGTGGACAAAGGCAAGACGCCCGCTAAGTTGGACGTGCCCATGACAGCCAATTGGTTGAAGAATTTGGCAATGATGAACAAGAATTTGTCCATTACGTTTACCTCGGGAACAAAAACTCGGACGTATCTGAACAAGATCGGCATAGTTAAGATGCTGAAGGACCGAGTAGCTCACGGGGAGCTGGAGCCAATGGGAAAACCGATCATCCTTGAGGATGACGTGCTGAGTATCGCCGTGCAGTGGACGTCATACCCAGACGAAGATGGTGTCACAAGCTATGTGAGTTCCAGTACAACTCGTGACGGCGGCACCCACTTGGATGAATTTTATGCGGCATTGACAAAAGTTATCGGGGAGTTCAAACTGCAACGCGACAAGTATGCGCCGCGTGATTTGCGTAACGGGCTGGTAGGTGTGCTAAACTACAAAATGTCTCAACCTGAATTTTCTTCCCAAGTGAAGGATCGACTGACATCCAATCTTGAAAAATCTGTGTACGACCGAACTTACACGTTCTGCAAGGCATTTTTCACCGCGAACAAGGCGTTGGTGCGTCGTATTATCAAACGCGCCTCAGAGGTCAAGAAGACCAAGGAGCAATTCAAGAAACTGATGGATGGTGTTGCAAAGATCAACAGCAGTAAGCGCGGGATTATGTTGCCTAACATCCTGGCTTCTGCCCGGAAATGCACCCCAGCTACACGGGAAATCTTCTTGGTAGAGGGGGACTCCGCGGCCGGATGCTTTATTGGCGAGACGCTGGTTCAGATGCAGGATGGGTCGACTCTGCGTTTTGACGAAATGGCTAAGCGTGCGGAATCTGGAGAGCAATTTAAAGGTTATGCCTACGACAGGTTGAACAAGAAGATTGTTCCAATTGCCTTTGACGAGCCCCGCCTAACCAAGCACGTAACCGAACTTATTGAAGTAGAGCTTTCTGATGGAACAACTTTCAGATGTACCGTAGACCACCCATGGCTATCTGAAACGGGTGAATATATTGCCGCTGAGAGTTTGCAGGTTGGCGATAAAATCCAAACGGGTTCACCTCTTTAATCTCTGTTTGGCTTTACTTGTTACAGCCCTAATACTGGTCGGATTCTTTACCCAGGTAATTGAATCCAATCTCTTGTTTACGAGAGCCACCCAAAACTCGTAACCTAACTCCGCGCAGAGCGCGGTCGCCGCCTTAAATTTGGCGGAGTTATTTTTGTATGTGGTTAAAGTGTATTCAGATTTAACTTCTATTATTCGTATAACTCCGCCTTTAGTTTTCACTTTTATGTCTGGGAAGTAGTAGTGCTCTTTCCCATTATATTTATACAAAATTCTTGGAATCTTTTTTGGCGCTACTGCAAATCTTTTTATTGAATTTTCAATCTTCCGTAAGACGATGTCCTCATACCCTCTAACTGCGCATTTGATTCCAAGTATGGAGACCTCCTTCTTTAGCTTAGACGCGTCAACCTGCCGGGCATGTACCTCCGGGTCTTGCATCGGATAAGGAACACCATATTTATTCATACTCCTCTCACGCATACCTTTTTTGACCGCATTGGACTTCATAGGGTGATTTACACCGAGGGACGCGGTGTAGCAGGATTTTAAATACTCCCCATCTTTAAAGATGTTATCCACCCCGTGATTTTTCAATAAAGTTTCTTTGTGTTTTTCACGTATGCTTGGCGAGTGCATCGGGTTTAGAACCCCGTGATTTTTAAACAAGGCTAACTGTTGTTTGCGTTTTACTTTTGCGGTTTGCATAGGTAACAGTCCGCCGAACTTTTCACGCTGTTCTGCTTGGTATTGTTTTACGAACTGTGGGTCCTTCATGTGGTGAGTAACCCCACGTTTTTCCAGAGAGGTTAAAACCTTCTTCGCTAAAAGTTCTCTTGATTTAGATGGGTTGTCAACACCGTACCGCTCAAGCATTATTGATTTAATCTTTAGCATCACTTCTGCACTGGCGAACGCGTTTGTCGTACCATAGATTTTTTTCATCGTCGCGTCTCTGGCAGACTTTGTTTTAGCGCTACTCATGGAACATTTGAACGAACAGAAATCGCGGTAACATTTTTTTCCAGGGGACCATTTTACATCCTTACCGCACTCCAGGCATAGCTGTGTGTTAGACGGATGCAGAACTACATACCATTCATGTACCTTGGGCTTTCTACCCAACAATGTGTAAAGAGATAGATATAATTTATCATGCTCTTCTTTGAGCCTCACCGTGAACGCTTTTACTCCATGTTTAGTGTACGTTGCCCACAGAGACCTCAAAACTTTATCTCCAACTTGCTTTTTTAGGGTTGAACCCAATTTCACCAACTTTGTAGAAACTTTCATGTACTCACCTTAATGTGGGTTGCCGATGACTCCCCTTCAACTATAAATTATAATTTACCTAGAAATATGAACACTTCACTAGAGGTTAGGTCAGTACGCAGAATACGTCTGGAGGCACCTGTTCCGGTATACGACGCTACTGTTCCTAAGTACCACAATTTCATGCTTCATAACGGAGCTATTGTTCACAACACAGCCAAAAAGGCGCGTGACTCTGGATACCAGGAGGTCTTGCGCCTTCAAGGCAAGCCACCTAACGCGATTCGCACCCACATTACAAAACTTGTTGCCAACAAGGTTATCCAGAACGTACTGGCCGCCATTGGGTATGACCACCGCGAGAAAGACCCGTACTCGAAGTTGCGTGTCAACACAATTCTGCTGTTGGCGGATGCGGATCCCGACGGCAAGCACATCAACGTCCTGGTTCTAACTTTGCTGTACAAACTTTTGCCGGGTCTGTTTGCTCAAGGGCGCATATTGATTTGCAACGCTCCGTTATACTCGGCCTACTACAAGGGGCAGCGATATTTTGGCGCGAACTTCCAAGAGTGTTTCTCGCAAATGCCCAAAGGTGCTCCCAAGGACCTGGTCAGTCGTGCTAAAGGTTGGGGCGAACTTGAGCCTGAGGTGCTTGAAATTATTGCCTTCCATCCTGAGACACGAAACACAATCAAGGTACTGCCGATCAAAAAGGCTGATCACGCGTACTTCAACCTTATTATGGGCAGCGACACCGCGGCACGTAAACAACTGTTAGGTTTATAATGGAAAATACAAAGCAAGAAATTACAGGTCCCGCCGTGCGAAGCAGTAGCGCATACTCCGGGGCCGTGAGTTCCCCGCGTACCAATGCAGCGGTCGTTCTTGAGGTACATCACGCACTAACCGATCTATCCAACCCGTGGGTGCCGGTACAGGACAGGGGAGTCCTTATAGGCGGCACAGCAATGTCGTTCTATATTCGACCAAGGACCTCCACGAATATCGACCTCCTGTTCCTGGACCTAGACCCAGGTCTAGACCTAGACTCAGGCGCTCTACTAGATGACGCGCGGGTTCCAGGATTCAAACCCTACCGTAAGGGCATTTTCCAAGAAAAACACCGTTATGTTGACGTTAAGGTAGTCACCCCAGCCGCGTTTACCGAATTGCCGGTCGAAGTAGCCGAGCGTGTACTTGGTACCGCATTTGAGCACGAAGGCCTAATGCTTGCTTCAATTGACGGTTTAATTGCACTGAAGCTGTGCTCGGCATTTGCGCCTACGCGCAAATCGAAAGATAGTGCTGACATAGTAGCATTGTTGGTCGCATGGCCGGATTCCTACCTGCAGAGCTGGCCGCTATGCGAAAAACATTTCGAGTTACTCGATCTGTTACGGCTAGAGGCGAAAGGAGATTGACATGCAGGCCCATACTCGCTTTCTCTCCCTGCTAAAGCGGCTTGTAGCCCGCGCCGTTGGCTCCGCAGCGGCACGTAAAGAGTTGCTGGGACTGTGATTCCTTCTTACCTAGAAAGGTACATGTTATGGACTACGTAAAAAAGACAGAAACCGTCACTGCCGTCCGCTGGTACAAAGACGGGGACCATCCTCAGGTGACCTTTGAGTTTACACTGGGGGCTAGACCCGCAGGCGCTAATTTTGTGGAGCGCAAGTACAGGTTGCCGTCAGGCACAGTAGGTAGCACAGAGCGCGCCTGCGAGGTCTGCGGGGAACCTTTGAACCGCCACGGACTAATCACGGCCCAGGGGCAAGCCCGCAGGGTACACCCGGGCGACTGGGTACTCACAAACGTGCACGGAGAAGTTACTTCGTACAGCCATGCGACTTTCGAGCGCATGTACGAAGCCCAAAAGCCAAGCAAGGCCGCTGCTGAGGCGCCGTTAGGTTTGGTGCTCCGGAGCTACGTTGGCCAAAACGCCTGTCTGGACACAACTCCTCTGCGGGAGGCCGCGAGTACCTTAAAGACTAGGCTCACAGAAGTTTTGTGTAGAAACGGAGAGGCCTGGGAAGACCTCGAGTCCTGCGTTCCGCCCGCAGTAGACATGGACCGAAGAGTATTGCGTAATCGGTCAGAAGACTGGGCTTTCACCGCGTGGACAAAGCGGTCCGTGTACTTTCCTGTGTGCTATGAAGGCATGTACTGGGTGGGCTTCGTCCCTCGTCACCCTACCGATGGCGCGGGACCAACTCTGCCTCAAGGTGGGTCCCTCCCCTCCTCCAGCACGAAGCGGGTGCTAGTATGACGATCACGCCCGCAACCTGCTTGGACCTCAGTCCAGGTCAAGGCCTAAATGGAATACGAGTGCGCCTGTTGTCAGTAGACCGCACCCTTCTAAAGTGGGCACGGCTCACAGAGCCCTCTGCTGCCGCTGCCTTACACGTTACTGGTCCGAGCCACCTAGATCACGAGCAGACCCGGCCGAGGCCTCGCTTGTCGTCCGCTCATAGCTCGCTTGGGTCGGGCCACGGCCCCAGTTCAGCTAGTAAAGACCACACTAGTGGCCCTGTGGTGCCTCACGGAGGAGTGCGGCGAAGGTCGACCGACCGGGACCGGGCGAGTCCAACAGGAGGAGTGCGCCGAAGGTCAACCGACCTGGCGAGTCCAACAGGAGGCGTATTGATCGGAGAGCTGGCCGCAGAAGCTCACGGGCTGCCTCCGTTGTTTCCTGGGAGCTCTGCGCAGGGCATAGACATGTTGTACTTGTCTCAGTTGACCTGCCCTGGTCCGTTTTCGGGGGCGGTATCGTCCGCATTTTGCCCTAACAGCGCGGACTCGTTCTTGGACCGAGAGACTCAAGTAAAAGTCCAAGTAAGGGCCCCTGTCCTTTCCGGTGGGCTCCTTCCGTACTCGGTCGCTCAAAAGATAGTTCTTACCTCGTTACCATTAAAGGGGTTTAGGCTGGCTACGTTAGAGGGGCTTATAGCCATAGCGCTCTGTGATTCGTTTGGTGGGCGTAAACGCTCATCGGGTGGGACCGAGGTAGTACGCCTTCTAGTGGCTTACCGTAAACTCCTTGAAGCACAAGGCTTGTCGTACGCGCCTTACCTCGCGGCTGCGCTGTCAGTGTTCAACTTGAGTTCGGCGCATGTCCAGCGCTTCGCCGAGTTACGCGCTGAGGCCACAGAGGACGAAGACGCCACCTAGTCCCTTTTTCACAACCCTTCAAAATTAGTGAGGCCCATCATGACCAAAAACCTTAATACTCCGCAGCAGCACCACCACCCTCAAAGCCCAGAGCCTATGGCCGTTAGTGACAGCCGAGGCCCTACGGGACTCAGTCCCTGGGTCTTGCTGAAGACGAGCTGTTGCATGGCCGGCCTGCAGGTTCCGCCGGTTAACACCTTGGTTCCGCGACCTAGCGCGAGCTACGTAAGTACTAACGTACTGTTCGGCGTAACGACTTTCGCGACCTCGAGCTTCAGTCTACTAACTACCTTGGCGCTAGTGGCCTTAACTTTGATTTTGGTCAATTGGATGTTTAAGCCGCGCTGGTTCGTAGTCTACGCTACCGGGTGTTCCGTGCAGATGCTGCTCGGGCATGCCTTGATAGTCAGCACGAGGTGGGCGGGGGCGTCTACCTTGCTGATTGTCTTAGAGTGGATTCTCTTAATATGGTGGGCCGCTCACTTATTCGCGCGCGTATACATGTTGTCAACAGGGGACCTCGATAGTCCAACAGCGTGGGAACTCCTAACGGGGCGTTAAACCCGGCGCTCGCCCTACCTGGAGTTAACAAACCCGTCGAGTCAGAAGGCGCAGGTTCCGAACCGAACACGTAACGTCGCCTCCCTTAGCGTTAACAACTTTTTCTCTCAACCCATGAACTCCACCAAACCAACTCCAACCTTACGCAAGAATTGTGCCTCCTGCCTCGGCCGGACCACGGACTCAGCAGCCCAAAGCCCCCTCGGACAACAAGGGCGAGCGTCAGGTTTTGGGCATTCGCGCTTTCTCTCCCGGCTGAAGTGGCTTGTAGCCAGAGCCGTTGGCTACGCAGCGGCCGACCAAGCTCCAGTAGTCCCCGCTCCAGTGCCTGCGCCCGCAGCAGCAGCGGCAGCAGCCCGGACGCGCGACAAAACATTTTTAATAAAAACGGCCTACGAAGTTTACCTGACTGGCCAAGGATATAACAAGAGGCAGATATTGCAGATTTTTTGGGACCGGGCTGCGGCAGAAGAATTTGTCCAGCCGTACAACGGCGAATATAGAAGGGCTGCGGTCAATCGGATTCACGTAATACAGATTGGGCAGGCATGGCACCGTTACTATATAACACCACTTCACATTAAATCAAAGTTATCGTCTGAAAAAATTAACCAAAGCAGTAACACCTCATTAGTGTAAACTCCGAGACAGACATGATAAAATTTATTCCCGATTTTAACTGAACACCCGAGATCCAAATTATGGCAACCTCAAAACCCGCACCAGCAGCGGTGCGTAAAAAACGTACTACACCTGCCGCCTCAACCTCCGTGGCCAAAGTGGTTAAAGAAGTAGCCGGGCACCGAGTTCTCGGCATTGAAATGGAGCAGACCCTGAGCAAGTATTCAGGCGACTCGATGCTTGAGTACGGCTCCGAGGTCGTAGAGCAACGGGCTATTCCAGATTACCGCGACGGTCTTAAACCCGTACATCGTATGCTGGTGTGGGCTGCATACAAAATGGGCAATCATAACAACAAGGGATTCAAAAAATCTGCCCGGCTTGTAGGTGAGACACTCGGCAAATATCACCCGCACGGGGATTGTTTGCGCGGGAATACCAAGATTCCACTATTAAATGGAGAGATACGTGAGATAGCCTCTTTAGTAGGCGGCGGTAAGAAGTGGGTCCTAGCCCTGGATGAAGATACACGAGAGCTAGTGCCGGCACTGGCTCATAGTTGGAGAGAAGGACAACGCACTTCCAAAATGTACCGCATCGGACTGACCAGTGGGGAAAGTATTGAAGCTACAGCTAACCATCCATTTTACGTGAAAGGAAAAGGCTGGGTAACCGCCGAGAACATCCGTGTTGGCGCAACTCTTGCAGGCGGAACCTGGAATTCCAATAGCCCGTACCCATATATAAAAACCAACTTAAATTTTGCCTCCACACTGCACAGTATTGTGGGTACGTTCAAGCACGGACCGCTCCACATAGGCGAGGTATTTCACCATACGGATGAGGACACTAAGAATAACAAGCCTTCAAATGTGGAAAAACTCTGTCGTGCAACACACGCGGAGCACCATGGGCACTACTATGAGGGTCTGGCTAGTGGTCTCGCAGCAATGGTTGGCAAAGGCGGCGCCTTCCGTAAAGCTACAAAAAAGAAGAACGGCACTCTTATGCGTATCCACAATGAAAACTTGTGGTTGACTAAGGCATTCAAAGCGGTAAACTTGTTGATTTCCAGGGGAACGAAACCTACGGTCAGTGCCTATGATGGAATGCGCAGTGAGATATACAATCTCACAACTTTGGTTCTTCTCGAAGAACGTGGGTACAACCTCAAGCGGCTCGTAGCCGAGGCAAAAACTTTTACGGTTGACTACAGTTCGGCCAAAGGTTTTACAAAGAAAATCCATAAAGCACGGCTACTATCAGCCCGTAATAGCAAACAAGGTAGAAAGCGTTTTAAGGATGGACACATACCCGGTTTGATGTACAAAGCTATAGCCAAGGTGGGTAAACGTCTTGTTCGTAGTCATTCTATGAATTGGGTAGATTACGAAAAAACGGCGAGAGTAATAGCTGGATCGACAAATGCGAGCCGTGTCGTGTACGCCGATCCAGTACGTTTACAGGATGCATTCGATGTAAATAGTGTTGAAGGTCTTTTCAGTAAAGTACCTGCACACCATCTTAACATGGTCCTATCTGTAGAGGTAGTTGAACTTTCTAGTGTGGAGAAGTTTTACGACTTCACAGTTGATACACATAGTAATATGGTTGTACTAACATCTGACGGGGATAAGACAGGAAATTTTGTTATTGCTCATAACAGTTCGATCTATAGCGCGCTTGTTGGCATGGCCGGGACAAAATTTCAAGGCAAGGAGTCTGGCTGGGCAACCCGAAATAGCTCAACCCCGCTTTTTGAGGGCAAGGGAAATTGGGGTGACTTCGTTGACAGCCCGGCTGCCTCCCGTTATACCGAGGTAAAGCTAAGTCGCTTTAGCGATATGTTCCTGCTTGACCCTGATTATCTTGCGGTCATGGACATGATCTTCAACTACGATGAATCAGAACAAGTTCCGGTTATCCTGCCGGCCAAAGTTCCAGTCGTCCTGTTGAACGGCTTTAGTTCAATCGCCGTCGGCGTTGCGGGTGCTAGTCCGCCTTTCGCACTGCCTGGCGTACTCACCTTGACACGCAAGGCACTAAAGGGCGATAAAGTCACAATCAATGACTGCGTGAAGCACCTAGTACCTGACTACCCGTACGGCGGTGAATGCGTGTCCGACGATGCCTCGATGGCGGAGGTCATGAAAGGCAAAGGCAGTGCGTCGTACATTCCGACGTATGAAGTGAATCAAAAGGAACGCACTGTCACGTTTACCTCGGTGTGCCCTGGGTTAATGAGTCCAAGGGCAATACAGACGTTTCTCGAAAAATTGGCAATGAACAAACGTGTGGCACACGTAGACGATGACACGGATAAGAAAGGTGTACGGTACGTCGTTCAGGCTTCGCGTGGCATCGTAGGTGCCGCCCTTGACGATCTTGCTGAAGAGCTTGTTGACATCGCCGTACGCAGTGAAAGTTACTTCATCGGCATAACGATGCGCCAACCCGACGGTACCGCCAAGTTCAAGAGTTCCAATGTGGTGGAGATTTTCACCCTGTGGGCTGCCTGGCGCCTTGACGTGGAAGTGAAGGTCCTGCACCGCCTGATTTCCATCCAGAAAAAGAAACTTGGGCGCCAGGAACTGCTGTTGACCGCGGTTGACAACCTGGACATAATCGTCAAGTCGTTAAGACTGAAGACCGCGAACGTTGAAATGGAGGTCAACGGCGAGACCCGTTCTGTGGACTGCTCGACCGCGCACCTGATGCATTGGTTAAAAATCACATTTGAACAGGCGAACCATATCCTTGACATGCGAATCCGCCAACTCCGAGCAATGGAGCGGACGACCATTCTGGCCGCCATAAAGGTTATCAACCTGGAGATCAAGACCCTAAACGTGTACCTGAAGGACCCAAAGGTGCGCATCCTAGAGAATCTGTCGGAAATTGAACAGTTGAAGTTGTGACCATATCACAGGATGCCGGGCAGCCCGTACGGGCTGCCAGTCTGTCAAACCTGACATTTTCTGTTAATATATTTCAAACAAGCTGCACAAAATCAGTTTTTTGTGCTATAATACAGTTGCAGACTCCACGACTGGCTATAAAATATCAGGTTTGACGCCATGGAAGGACAAGCATAAAATAGTAATTTAACCTGTAACGCAGAGCCCGAAAGGCGCGTTACGCAACCTACACCATCCGTGGTGTCACTAAAGGATATTCCAATGAGTAAACACGTAGCAGCCAATCTACAGGCTCTTACTGCATCACTTTCCTCAATGGTAGAGATTTGTTCAACGACAAACAAAGCCTCTTCCATAAAGGCGGTCCTGACAAGCACAGGATCCGAAGTTGACTCCGTTCTGGAGCGACTGAAAACACTTCCAAGAACCTACAGCAAGACCAAAAAATCGTTGGTCGTCCTGCGGAACACAATTTCCGGAATGGCCGACGGTCTGGCAAGTCGCGACCTTACTGTACGAGAATTCCGCACTGTTTGCCACAATATCCGTGACAAGTTTATCACGCGCCTAACTGATTCGATTTCCGAAGATCAATCAAAAATCCAAGTCACCGACAGCGTTGAGGCTCCAGCCGCCGACGCCCATGACCTACCGGAGGACCTGCAAGAAATGCGCGGCGTTATCCTCAGCGGAGGTTCCCTGCAGGACATGCTTTCCGTGGTGCGTAAGCAGCTCGCCGATTCCAACAATCGCGCAGCTTCTTTCCCTCACTCCAACGGCACTAAGCCCGAGGACCCGGCAGAGGACGAATCTTACGATCCAGACCCGGTAGGCACAAAACGTACCTCCACACTTAACTCCTACTATGAACGTGAGAAGGAGCACGGCATACGCGAGTTGCAGGAACTGAATAAATTCCGCGACCTATTTCCTGTGAGTCTGAAGTCCCATGTCACCGATCATCCGTTCACCATGGTGCGCATGCCCCTAGTCCCGTTGTTCGATCAATGGAATCTAACGCAGAGCAACTTCCTGACCAAGCTCGGAATTCCACACATCCCGTTAAGTGGGTACATGATCTTCCGGGAGCAACTACTCCTAGTGGTCAGCAAGTCCGCGGCCTTCAGTGCCGCCCAACAGTCTGCGGCCCACAAGCGGCAGTCCTCAAAACCTGCGGCAGCTAAAAAAATGCGCATGTTGGACTTCACGCGCGAGGCGCAGAAGGTTACTGACTACGCGAACGTAATTCTGAGCATCGTGAACGAAAAAAGTTCATCGAACACGTTCACTATCGTGAGTGACAAGTATGTGTCCAACCCTAAGAACCAGGATTTGGTATGCTTCTGGGTAATGGGCACCAAGAAGTTGTCCGCGCTTATCCGTTCGGCCGGCTTCGGTAGCTCGAAAGTTAAATCTTGGGGCTTTCCGTGGGTTGACGAGGCTCACCCGGCGACTGCTGTACCAGATACCGGCCCACGGGGCTTTATCCATCCATCAAACAACCCGAAACATCCTAATTACTTGGAGTACGACAAAAACAAAAGCCTCAGACCGGCAGGTTGGAAAACGTCCGACGTTCCATACCGCCGCCACATAAACTAAGACTGGCCGTCCTTATGTCAGCACCAGCTGATCCAAGAGCGCCGTGCCTAGTCTGTCAACGTCACGAAGGTGTGATGCACTCACACCACACCGTACCACAATCCCGTGGCGGTTCAGACAGCCTACAGATACCGTTGTGTCCGACATGCCACAACGCATTACATGCTAACGCCGTATTCCTAGTATCGCAAATACGCAGGAATGTGGTACGTAAACCTAAGAAATTTTGGCGATCTCCGGAGGAAGAATTAAGAGCCAGCAAGTTTTTAGAAATTCTGGTGAAGGCCTTGCTTTCACCCATTCTAACAGATAGAGAACATCTGTTATCAGCCTCAGTTAGTACAAGTGTGTTCGAGGAATTCAAGTTGCTACAACTTGACTTAGGGGCCTCCTCGATGGAAAAAACACTGCACTACTGCCTTCAGTTAGCACTTCATACCAAAGGTATCAAAAATGTCAGTCGAAAAACACAAAAAGAGTCTCCAATGTGGTTCATGCACAAACCTGTTGAGAGATAAAGTATTCGAGTCTAGATGCAGCGACATCGGTAAACTGCCGAGTTCCAAATCCTGCGGAGCCTACATCCCAGATGCCTTTTCCCTGGTCTCCGGCGAAGAGAAGATAAACAATCTGCTTGACATTGCGCAGTTAATGTCAACCCTATCTTCCAGCGAATTGCAGATATTCGCAGGACTGATGCTCAGGGAAAAGATAACCCGGCGCTCCGGCTTTTCTTTTCTCCAGAAAGTTTATATCCGTATCCAAGGCAACGGCAATCAATTCTATATGAATGACTTCATTGTCGGCTACGTGCTTGATGCAGACCGGGAACGTGTCCGAATAATCGGCGAAACAGGTGTCACTTGCGTAACAGCAATCAATGACCTTCAGAGCCTGACACTGTACACGTCCGCGCGTTTCGCCCCACTACGGGCAGAAATGGTATCCAAACAGCATTTTATGAATCCGAAAAACGTGCGCCGAAGCACCGACCAGTATGATGATTCGGTGGCCGAACTTGATAAGGTTGACACAAAGATGCTGGCCGCCCGCCGGACTCTGCGTAAATCAGAACCAGACGACCTGACCTCGTTCGCCAAAAAACTCGGACGCGGTCTTTTCCGAGAAAAGCGCCAGTCTACTCCGATGGGTAGTTCAGAGATTTCAATTTCCCACGAATAGAAACTAGGTGTTTCATGGCTCGCAAGTACCCAGAGACCAGTCTGGTCTTTTTGATCACTTCTATGTTTGGAATCGAAGTAGACTCCGAAGATTTTTCAATCCTCTTCGATCAAACAGTTTCGTATTTGACTGACGGAATAACGGCATTTGAATACCAGCACACAATCAAGCCGTTCTGCTCCGGCACCGAGCACAGTGCAAAAGTATTCCGTTTACAACTGCACGCAACTCGGTACTTGTCCCTGAATCTGAAGCTGTACGCCTACACCCTAGGCGTCAACAGATCGGTTGATACGGACGGAGCAAAGACGGCGGCTAAGGCACTCGGAATCCCAAACTGTGACGCAGCGCGCATATTCAAATGCTGGAATGCCAATCAGAAGTTCCGAGCCCGGATCAAACGGCATGTGAGTTCTCTGTCAAAAACTGGGATTCCAGCCTCGACCCTGCTAACCGAGCAGTACATCGACAACTGGTTTTCAAATTGCATTTATGCGAAGGTCTATTCCTACATAAAATTCATTACGTACTCAAAGCTGCGTTTCATCGCAAAAAGTTCTAATGTTGAATTTTGTGACCTTCACAATGATTTGTTGTACAAGATTACCCAATCCTACTACAGCATAACGCCGACAACTATGGTCGAGGCGCATGTTGTTAACTACTTGAAACGGGTTGCCCACAACCATGCAATGAATATCATAAAGGCGGAAACTACTCAAAAGCGCGGCCGCCTTGTGAACTCTGGACGCGATAGAGAAAATAACAGGTTGTTCACTCTGCAGGTTGTTTCTGAAAACCAGCGCATACCAACATCTGACGGTGAACTCCCTTCCTACGAAGAGGTCGATACCTGTGTGACCGAGCAATTTGATCTGCAAATCTCCGTCAGCCAGATACTGACTTCCTTGGACAGAAGGAGTAAAAAATACCGACTACTTACAATCCTAATGGGCACGGAAGACCAGGGATTCACCGAGTGGCTGCGCTCCAGAAATCAGTGCAACCAGTCACAGGACAATTGTGATGTACAGGATAGGCTTACGCCACGTGCCTTCAAAGCACTACTGAGCGATTTCCTAAATGTGAGCGAGGATCGTGTGAATGTTTTCCTTTTCAAGGTGAAGCACGACCTGGCACTCGACGACCCAGCACCAACACTGTTGGCTGCATGAAAGAAGGTTATTATGGACAGCATTCAAGCAAAAGAAAAATTCGTGTTCAACTTATTGAACCCGGAATCACGTTCTGGAAAAGTTACGATCTTGTACATGGTGTACAAGACAATCGAAAGTAATTCCAGCATAACCCTAAACCAGTTGAAATGGATTTTAGATACCGAATACATGATACCGAATGACGCCGTGGCTGGGGCAGTGGCGGCACTGACCTCAAAGACGTTGTTTAGCTGTGTGAGCCGTTGGCAGCCTCCACGGGCTCCAGGAGCCCAGCAGCGCAGTGACACTATACACCTGCGCCTGCGCAAAGATGCTCCAGAGGACTTCACGCAGTGGTACTCCGATTCAGTTACTGAATTCCCAGAACTGTGTATATTCAGCCCTCCAATTTTTGCAGGCAAGGTCGCGAGAGTGCCGCACGCTAACCAGCAAGGCGCTTAGATGAAGCTCTACTCCCAATCCCTGGAGCTGAGGGCGATTAGGTCTATTGCCGTTTCCAATGGTGAAAATTCCACTCTCACAGTTACGGAGGCAACATCAATCAGCTCCATTATACTCGCGTCTGTGGATGATTCTTTTTTCCATTATGAGCCGTGCAAGGCAGCGTTCAAGCGTTTGATGCTGATTTCCAAACGCCGTTCAAAGCTGATGGCGTTTGAGGACCTTGTTGAGGACCCGGCACTCAATGAGGAGTATCGAGATATTCTCCGTGAGTACACAAAGCCTGCCGTAGTATCCGAGGCGAAAGCCCGCGATCTTGTGGAGTCCCTGGACAAATACAGGAAGACACGCACCATGTACTTCATGGCCAAGGAAATTCTCGACACCCTAAAAGAGCCCGAGGTAGACGTTGACGCGCTACTTGAGACCGCTACAAACAAGATAACCATTGCGCGTAGCAATGAGGCCATGTCCGACAGCATCCTTACCGTGGGAAAGGATGCTAATGCCTTGGAGCTTATCGAGGATGCCCTGAGTGTGGAGGACGAAACCCTGCTACTAACCGGATTCCGCGAATACGATGAACGCAACGGCGGGCTGCCCGATGAAGGCGTCATGTTGATGGCGGCCACCACCTCTGGGGGTAAATCTGTCACGCGCATGAACATGATGAAAAATATGTATCTGCTCAACAATGTTGACGTAGGCACAGTTTCACTTGAAATGAATGCAAAAAAGGAAACGCGGCGCCTATTAAGTTCCTTGACCGGAATCCCATTTTGGAAGTTTACGAAAAAGCGCCTTTCGGACGCCGAAAGAAAACAATGCCACATCGAATGGCGTAAATTCCACAAGCACGGCAAGACAAATAAATGCCGGTACAGCCTGCTCTGTCCGACCCGGTCTCTCAGCATTCAACAGCTATTGATGTTGATGAAGCCTTACGGCTTTAAAGTTTTGGCAATCGACTACATTTCCTTACTGGCAGGTCTTGAGGGGCAAGACCAATGGAAGGTATTGAGCGAAATTACGCGGGAGTGCAAGGTATTCTCAGCCGAGAATCACTGCCTTGTAGTGTTACTTGCGCAGCTTGATAGTGATGACGACCGCATCCGATATTCAAAAGGTATCCTTGAGCATTGCGACAACAGCTGGATTTGGAACTACTCCAAGCAGGAACAACGTGACATGCGCCTATTGCCGATACAGCAAAAGAAAGCACGCGACCAAGAACTGTTCCCGTTCGATCTCATGGAGCGTTTCGATATTATGACTGTGGCAAATTTGGGAGATAAGTTGCCCGACCAGCAGCATGACACCTCTGGCGGCAAAAAATCTGACCCACGCATAGGCGCTGCCCACAGTTCCGAGGATGACGACATTGATCCATTGCAGGAAAGCAATGTTGAATACGACGTTGTGGACTAACTCAGGCAGAAAGAACTAAATGAAGCCAACAAAACTACCGAATCTCTCCCGCTCCTACCTATCTTCACTGCCGGGGCCCAAACCCAGCACTCTACACACGCACCTTGATAGACATGGGTTTCTCGTTGACTGCTACCACTCGACACGCAACATCCTGGCCACATTTAGTTTCTGGATAGGCGTCACACTCAGCTACCCTCTTATGCACCTGCTATGGACCAGATGGCCGCTTTCAATAGTTGGTAAGATGTTCGGACTGTAAGATACTAATAATGGCTACACGACGCATAATCGCAAACCTCTTAAAGGAGGCCTGCATTTCGTATCTTGTCAAACGCGGGTACTCCTGTTTCACAGAACTCGGACTCAATAGTTGGGGAAAGCTCCGTGCGGACGTAATTGGGATGAACCTACGTGCGGATTTGGTTGTTTTTGAAGTAAAATCCTCCGTGGCAGACTATGTGGCAGATAGCAAGTGGTCGGCATACGTGCCATTCTCTAACAGGATGTACTTTGTATTTACCGAAGCTGTGTTTGCCAAACTTCGCCCAAGACTAGGACCGGACCTACGTGGCACTGGGGTAGGAGTAGCTGTTCTATGCGAGAAGACCGGGTGGCTGCGAATTGTCGCGCCAGCAAAAAGAAACAAGATGGACGGCAAGGTCAAACGCACGCTTATCATCCGCATGGCATGGCGCGGCGGTAGATCCAAAAGAGTAGAGCGTCGAAAACGTATTTATATAGGTTGAACAGCGTGATATACAGTAAGTTAAAACCTCTCGGCCTATCCGACGAATTACCTGAAGGCATATTCGGCCTTATGGATGAACAGGATACAAGGACGGCCGGGCGCAGAGCCAAACCTAAACCTAAATCTAAATCTAAATCTAAGATGCGTCCTGCTCCTGCATCCAAACCCAAGTTGCGTAAGACCGCGCCGGCGAAAGTCATGACCAAGCGGCGTCAGCCGCCGGGCACCAAGGTGATGCCTGAGTTCGCAATCAACTATGAGAAGGCGCTGCCGCGTGAGGCCAGCGGTCTCATGCTGGACAATGTGGTATCTATACCTGAAGACCTGCTGGAGCGCATCACCGCCCGAACGCAGTCGAACGCGCGCAAGCTCAGTGACATTATGTTGTTAAACTCTGCCGCCTCGGTGCTTTCGTTTGATGCCGCCTCTTCCTACGTCCGCGCAGTGCTGGACGACGGTCTAGGTATTGAAGTAGACGTTGACCGTGGTGTCCTGGATGTTGTTAGGGAGTTGGCTCGCCTAGACGTAATCTTCTTCTATGTGAAGCGCCTGAGTATCCCGCAGGCATTGAAGCGCCGCTTTATGCACACTTTCACCGATGACCTGGCCAAGCAGAGCCTGGTGACAATGAATAAGACGCATAAATCAGAGCAGTTCTCACAGCAGCTCCGCGAATTGGAAGGTGTTCTAGTGAAAAGATCCGAAGGCAGACGTAAATCCAGCGACATTCCAGAAAAAGATGTTGACTCCAAAATACAGGAGTACATGCGCAACCGGGCGGCAAAGTCTGGAGTTGGCGTAAATCGCGGCCGCTCGAATCCGAATTCACCTGCGGGTATTTGAAATGCGTGACCTCGTCCTATCGCGCGCGCCGGTGCCTCAATCCAATTGCCTAAGTTGCGCTAACTATCTACGGTGCAAGGACCCACAAAAGAGCGTTGTTTACGTATGCCAAAGATTCGCGACCACAAAATTGTCCGAGGCTGCTGGGGCTATGCGCCTTGCCGACTTACTTGGCGACCTAGGTCTTGGCTATTCGGTACCAGCTCTATCTGGCCCAGATGCCACGATTGTGGTGCCGGATGGCGCAGAGTTTGACATCCGCCGCGTGATTGATGACATCATCACCAATGACGAGCCGGTTTCGTCAGATATTAAAATTTCTGACCGGGACTTTCCACAGGCGCCGAATTTCTTTACGTTTTGTGTATCCGACAAGTACCTGAATCAAAAGCCTTTCCTCGAACAGGCACTAATAGGTACACGGGTGCTGGCTGAGTATTGCCCGAAATGTTCTGACATGGATTGGATTGACCACACGCACAAAGTTGATGACAGCCTGCACAAGTTTGAACGTAAAGTTGCTCTCCTGGAAAAGGGGGTTTGCCCGTACTGCAAGAAAACAAAAGCCCACTTTGTCAAGGCCGGACTGCTCAACCACTACAATGAGGCTGCACTGGCTGTGGGGCAGCGTGGAGGTAAATCCGCCTGGCTTGGTATGATGGCCGCATACCTAACGCATCTTCAGATCAAGATGCAGAAGCCTAACGAGGTTTACGGACTTCTCCGTGCCAATATTTTGCACGGTACCTTTGCGGCATTGACATATGCCCAGGCAAAAGACACACTGTGGGAGCCGTATTACGGGCACCTGTTGGATAGCCCGTGGTTCCGCGGGTACCACGCAATGTTGGACCACGCTACAGAACGCTACGGTGACGAGTTGTACAAGCTCAAGGATACCTTTGTCCTGTATAGGCACCGCAGGCTACTTGTTTACCCAGCTGGACCTGATAAGCGTACACTGCGTGGGCGAACACGCTTCATGGCCTGCCTAACCGGAGACACCCTTGTCAGCACTAGCCGCGGTCTGATACGTATCGACCAAGACCTAATAGGTTTACGCACCCATGTGGGACACGCCGGAAGAAACATCGTAAACTGGGCACCCACCGGACCAAAAGAAGTGTTCAAACTTCAACTCAAGAACGGCTTGTACGAAAAAGGCACCGCTAATCATGAATTCCGTGTACTGTCTAAAGATCGCACAAAGTTGATATGGAAACGGCTGGACCAGATTTCTCTCCAGGACCACTTAGTTGTATCCCTAGGAGGGGAATTTCCCGAGAAACTGTCACTGAACTACACGTACACGTATTCTAGGGTAGACCTAGGCATAGAGAAAGCCCTAATGTACATGCTAACGCAGTCCGATAATGGGTTTTATCTTTTAGACGTGGCTACCGCCAGTGGTAAGACATATAGGGGTGTATGCGCGGCAATGACGGGCTTGAAGCGCAATGGAATTAAGGTCTCTAGGTTTAAGGCAGGTGCCTCGGCGCCAATGCTGTATAAAATTGTGGACAAGGAAAAGCTCGCCAAGCATATTAAAAAACCCCTCAAAGGGAAGATAACTGCGTTACGCACTGCGTTAGTATTTCCAATTGGCATGACGCCTGAACTGGCTTACATGTTGGGCTATCTAGTTGCAGATGGAACCTACAGCAATCCGAAGGTTGATGGCGAATACGGGTCTGAAATCACCTTCTGCTCAACGGATGAAAACAAAGTACAGCATTATATAGACTGCTTTACCGTTACATTCGGAATTGCCCCCCGCGTTTCGAGTTGGACCACGAAAGAAAACGTTACTGCCTACAATGTGGTATTTGCCCTGGAGCCAATCAAGGCTTTTTTTAACTACGTTGGTCTTACGCCCGCCTGGTCCGCGATCAAGACCGTCCCGTGGTCAATACTGCAAAGTCCTAGAAATTGTGTTGCGGCCTTCCTAAGTGCGGCTGTAAGTTGTGATGGATCGGTGTTGCGTGCCAATCGCTTGACGTACAGTTCAACAAGCACCAAGTTGATACATCACATGCAACTATTGTTTATACGCCTTGGTTACGCATGTAACTCTACGGTAGGGATTAAAAACTATATGTACAAACTTAACTTGTGCAGCTATGACCGTGACTTGTTTTTGCGCCAAGACTGGTGCGGCCTAACTAAGCGCGGGCATCACGCAGATTACGTCCAATCCGGAACTAATTATGTGCCTGTACGATACAGAATTCCAGGAGTATTGTCATCGATCGGCAAACCTGTGTATTCAAAGAGTCATTTCAACCAAGAATCAAATTCCGAATATAAAGCTCTTATCGACAATGGCCTGACTTTCACTCAAGTTAAATCCTTGACACCTATAGGGATCAAAAAGGTCTATGACTTAACTGTAGACAATGAGGTCCACGATTTCACGGCAGGTGGCCTGGTAGCAAAAAATAGTATTGACGAATTGGGATGGTTTCCAAACGACGCCAATAATTCCAAGGTGAAGATGAACGCCACCGAGGTGTATATCGCGCTGGAGCGATCACTGTTAACAGTTAGGGCTTCGGCGGAAGCCCTGGTACGTCAGGGGTTTTCCAATATACCCACAGCCTACTTCCTGAACATTTCGAGTCCAAGTTCCATCCGCGACAAGATTATGGAGCTTGTGCGTAAGGCCCAAGGCTCTAGGAAGATTTACGGCACGATAAAACCGACGTGGGAAATGAACCCCAAGGTACCACGGTCCGCACTTGAGGAAGAGTTCCGAAAAGACCCTGTAGCGGCAATGCGAGACTATGGTGCTGAGCCGCCTCTTACTGCCAGTCCTTTCCTCGGCTCTCAGGCAGCTGTGGAGGCGTGTTTCTCTGAAAAGTTGAATCGAGTTCGCGTTACCCACCTGCAGAAAAAGTCTGCGGATCGTACAATCTCCAGGTATGCCCGAATCGAGAGGATAACGCGCCTTTCGCGTCCCAGTGTACTAGCAATTGATGCAGGATACTCCAATAACAGTTTCGCCTGTTGCATAACCTCACTTGAGGAGCACAACTACCCGCGCATATCCCTGTTGGTTGAGGTTATGCCCCTGCCAGGTATCCCCCTGAACTACAGCAAAATTTACAGTGAAATTCTCGTACCACTGTGTGATGACTGCAACGTCGTGCTGGTAGGTGCTGACAGGTGGAACAGCCTCAAGATACTCAGTGACTTGAACGAGGAGTTGGACGTACAGACCGTACAGAAGTCGCTGAAGTACCCGGAGATGCAGCTATTCAAATCCTACATCGAGGATAATCAAATTCTATTCCCACTGCCGAGGAATTCAGTAGATGACATACTGAAATACGACCAGTCTACGTACCCACATTGCTTCAAGGACCGGCCGGAAGAGCATTTCGTCCTCCAACTCCTAACAGTGCAGGATACTGGGTCCTCTGTCGTAAAAGGCGACCAACTCACTGACGACCTGGTTAGAGCCGCGATGCTAGCGACAACTCTTATTCTCGACCCGGAGTACGAGGAACTGTTCGCAGCCGCAGATCGCGCAGCCCCGGCCTCACAATCCGCCATAGGTATGTACAAAGGCGGGTCCGGCGGGTCCTCTCACGGCTCTAGGAGTGTCGCAGCTGGCCCCGCTAGGATAGGCGTCCTGCGCTCATACGGCTAATTCGTAATTTAACGCCAGACCTCAAAATGGAGAATCAACATGCAAAATCAAGCCCCAGCCCCAGCCCGGGCCCAAGACACAGACCGTGCCTCGTCGGCGAAACGTGAAGTTTTTAACCCCTTGACCGCGCTGGCCTCGTCGCCAGATGACCGGGACCGGGACCGGGATACGAGCCTGTCGGCGTTAATCAATTCTGACATCGGTGTATGCCCGAAGTGCAAGACCCAAATGGGCCACGCCACAATCGCCAACGGCGATACGGTGTTCTACTGCCTTAAAGACCGTGTGGCCCTGCCGCTCCCGAATCCAGTTGGGTGCTAGTCCACATGGATGCCGCAGAAATACGGGTAGAAATTCTCCAATGGCATGCGCGCCTGCTGACGTTGAAACTAAAGCCGCTGACACGGTACTCACAGGCTTCCGGGTCTGCCTATATCAACGTTCCACTGAAGCTAGGTAAAGCCGCGTACCCAGTTGAATTGCTTGGCGATCTGCAATCGATCGGCATAATTCTGCTAGGCGCGTGTAACGCCACTCTCGACGGCGAGCCCGCGACTATGGGTCTTGTTGGTAACCTGCTGACCGCTGGAGTACCGCCCGGAGCTCAGGCTCAGGCTCCGGTGCCGTCACAATCATACCCAGCGCCTATCGCGGACCCGACAGCGCCTGTCTCGGCTGCTGTTCCTGACCCCGACAGCGCCGTCATCATCAGCAGCCAAAATATCACCTCAATCACATACAGTCCTGTGTATATGTTAACCCAAAACTGGTCAAACCGGGCGGGTCCAGCACGCACACGTGCCGCTATACCCACGGCACTTGCTATAATGCGGACACTTGAATGGGTGATGCGCCCGAGTGAATACCGAACTACGTTCCCCGAGGATGCCTCGATGGGCGCAGCCCCGTCATACATAAATCTTTGACCCGCGGTCTGAGGTACGTACCTTCTATGCGACTGGCTTCGCCAATGTGAAAGTAGATAATGATTACAGTAAAGAAAAGTTCCAACCTCTCAATCGGCAGCAAACAGACTGGAGCCTCGGCCGGTACTGCGTCGTCAAAGCAGAATCTGGGCACTACCTCGAGGACCAAGGCTGCCGGTCGGGGCCCCAGTTCCGCCGACAGCGAGTTTACTTCCTTGAGCAGCAGCGGCACTCATATCGGAGGCATGGGCCCAAACGTCAGTATTTCATCCAATCCAATTACGTTGGACTTGGATCCGATGTTGACGGGCATAACTCCGACGATTGAGCACCAGTACTTTTACCGCTTGTTCAGAGATATTTATTACCAGGATCCTGTCGCGGGTTCCGCTGTGGACTTGATCTCCAGCCTGCCGTTCAGCGAGTTCAGTCTTGGGGGTCTGCCGAATGCGGAGGTTGCTTCCACGTTCCACTCAACCCTAGAACGTTTGAACATGCGCACGCTGTTGCCGGAAATCAGCGTTGACTATTTGGTGCTTGGTTCGCATACCTCGTCCTTGCTTTTTAACAACTCAAAAAAGCAATTCACGGACATAATGCCGCATGACATAGAAAACCTGACGATGCAGGTCCTGCCGTTCTACTCACAGGACCCGATCATTAACGTCAAATTCCCATCCACATTGAAAGATTTGCTGGCGCTTGATACACCGCGAATGCAGAGGATAAAGGGACGCCTTGGTCAGGCGGTGATAGACAAGATTACCTCAGGTAGTTTGGAACTGGACTCCCTGAGTACGCTGTACATACCGAGAAAGACCTTCAGTACAACCGACCTTGGTACTTCGTATTTCAAACGAATACTGCCTATCTACTTGATCGAGAAAAATCTATTCCGCGGCACCCTTATGGAGTCAGCCCGGAGACAGCGCGGGATCATGCACATCACCTTGGGTGACGGCGATCAGTGGGAGCCGAGCGTCGCTGACATGGAGTTCATCACAGATTTATTCATGAACGCCGATAGTGACCCACTAGGCTCCATCATTGCCACACGCATGGGCGTTGCTACCGAGGAGATACGGCAGGGCGGCGAATTCTGGAAGGTGACTGACTTTGCGGATTCCGTGCTGCCTCACAAGTACAGAGCCCTAGGCATATCCGAAGGTCTGTTAAGTGGAGATAGTAACTTCAATACCTCGGATAACAGTCTGACCGTGTTCATTGACATGATACGAACCTTCCGTGACATGATGACGCGGAAGCTCTTTTACGACAAACTTTTCCCTCTGGTATCGATGCTTAATGGCTACACGATGACCACAAAGGGCAAGTTGAGCATCAAAGAAAATTTGATAAACGACTTGGACCCAGAAGAGGCGCTGAGGCGTATGCAGGATGGTTCAAGTTTATTGATCCCGTCCGTCACCTGGGCCAAACAGTTGAAGCCCGCAGGAGATACCGCGTATCTAGAATTGCTGAACGGACTCACAGAAAAGGGTCTGCCGGTCCCTCTGCGCGTAATCGCCGCTGCCGGCGGGATGAACTTAGACGAACTGTTGAAGCAGCAGGACGATGACCTATCGGTGCGCAAGCGGGTGGCCGAGTACATGACAAAACTCGCGGCTTTGACTCCAAAGGCACCTGAAGAATCTTCTGGGGATGGGGATGGGGATGGGGATGACACCTCGGAGGCTAGTGCATTGATTGCGCTAGCCTCAACGGCCCCTGTCGGTAGCACGAGGTCTGACGTGCACGCCCAGGGAGGGCGGATTCCAATCCTTAGCCGTAAATTTGGCGCCGCATCTGAGGTCACCGATATATCCAAGACTGGAAAAATCAAGATGGTGCACAACCAAAAACGTGCGAATGAGCGAATCAACCTAGGCATCGTGCGTGCTATGCGCCGCGCCCGGGAGCGTGGAGAGTTCTCCAAGTAAGTCCCGCGTTTTTACCCCAGGGCCGGTCCGGCCCAACCCAACAACATAAACGTACACACAAATGAAAACTCTACCAAAACCCCAAAAGCCGGAATTTAAGTGGAACTGGTTCAAATACGCGGGCGTGCGCAGCACCTCGGTGTTCACCAAATCTGGGCGTAAGATTCAACTACGTGTGAATGACATATTCGGTATAAAAGAAGCGACAAAAAGTTTTGACCTCCTTGCCCTGCCAGACGCAGGGGTTAAAATTCGATTCCCAATACCAGATTCAGAAAAATTGATGGCAAAGTCTCGAAGCTATAGAGGCAAGGTTGATTGGCCTGACGATGTGCCTGTGGCCAAGCCTGTGGCCAAGCCTGTGGCCAAGCCTGTGGCTAAGCCTGTGGCCAAGCCTGTGGCCAAGCCAAAGTCGCCTACGGCTGCCAAAAAACCTCGGATAGTGTTGACACCTAAATCCAGTCACGTCCAGCCGACTAGCCCAGTTGTCGAACCTATGCACGAACGACGCGCAGGGCCTAAGGTCGTGACACATGGGCATTCGCGTAACATGCCACTGTTGGACTTGGACGAAGATTATGACGATGTAGCCAATTTAGGAGTGGACTTCAATTCCCACTCCGGGGTACTGATACCCGGTGGCGTTTACGTGTCAGTAACGCCTGACGCGGCATCCGCCGGGAAACTCCTCAAGCTCGCGAACCTCGTCGAGTTTTTAAGCCCTGACGTGGACTTCCACTGTACCGTACTGTACTCACGCAATGAGAATAACGTCAAAGGCACTCCAACCCCCGCCGCAACCTCGTTTAACGCGACCGTGTCGGCGGCGGTGCAGTGGAAAGGACACGATGGTAAATCCTACCTCGTCTTGAACTTGGAGAGTCCACAACTTGTGGAGCTCAATTCCTCGTGGACCAAGCTGAAATACACGCAAGATTTTGAGCCATACCAGCCGCACGTAACCCTTAAAACTGGTGTCGGGGCCGCACACGCTGACCGCGCGCTTGTAATTTTGAACAACTTCATCAAACTGCACCCAAGCATGTGTACCATACTGTTCGACTCGGTTAGCACCGTACCTTTACGGGACTGACCTGCGCAAACCCGTCATGTAATATGGAATATGTAAATAGGTACGTAGAAAAATTCAACCACGTCTAAGGATCAGGAGACCCGCAGCAGCAGCAGCAGCATCCTTATACTCCAAATCAAACTCCTATCCTCACCCTACGGGCACGCCAGGCTTTGATGCCGGGCAAAACAAAACCATCTAATCCACACCGTTCAACGTAAGAAAAAGAGAATGTAATGGCTACAAAGACAGAGTTAAAACTTGAAAAAGGTGTTCGTGTTGCCCTGCGCGTCGGAAAGAATCGATGGCAGGCAAGGAAGATTATTGCGGTATTTCCAAAGTGGTACAAGGTGTCATCTGAGGACGGCACGGACCCACACACCGTGCCGAGGGAAAAAGCCGGCGATATGACTCCGTTCCTAGACCAAAAGCCTCCGGTCGACCTCCAGCTAGAAATGGACCGTGCTACGTTTGAACGACTGACAGTTCCTCTGGAAGTTAAATTCGCCAAGCCGCCTACTGGCGGTCTACGTGTTGTGTATAAGGCTGCGGATGGGGTGTTTTACTCTGGCACAGTTTCAGGCACATCAGGCAACTTTACGTTTGTTGTTCTTGACAGTCCTGCCCTGCCTTCTCCGGTGCGAATATCCACAGAAAGCGGCAAGATTGAACCAATTCTGGACATAAAGGCAGACACTAAATCAAAGGCAGCGCTGACCGAAGAGCAGGCCCGGCCGCTGATTACACCAAATTACTCCAACTTGGTTAAGGCATTGCGAGCATTAGCCGAGACCGAGCAGTCGGCGACCCAGGCAGAGCTAGACATTTTGTGCTCCGCTGTGGTATCGGCAAGAGCAACTTCCGGCCTGCAGGCTTCTAGCGTCAATGGGGTTACGCTGTACAACGTGGTTCCACAGAGTGTCCAGGCATTGAAGCGTTCTTTAAAAGAACGCAGTGTGACGTTTAGGCGCTCCGAATTCAGTCTGTGGGACGAAATACCTCAAGCTACTGCCCCCCGTCTCGGTACCAAAACCTTCGGCGTTGTTGCCGAGTGGCGTCCGCCAAAGGGAGCCGTGGCAGTAGAACTCAGCTCATTGATTACGGAAATGCTGAAGAACAAGGAGTCTATCGGCAAGTTGAGTAGCCGGGAGTCCGCAGCACTCACGAATCTCCATAGCGTGTATAGGCAGACTAAGAAGCATATCCTTTCCCACTCGCCGGATTCTGCGCATATTTCAGGCATCCTCACGGCAAGCAAGCAGTTCCTGAAGCATGTCCGTATGATGGACATCGAGCACACCGCGGACCCAAGTACAGGTATTTCCTACCTGCGTCTGTTTCAAATTTCAAATGTTCTTGACGAACTCGGACTAGCGTAATGATGAATAAAATTCAATTCCCAATGCACCGTGGAACACTTGACACTATTGTTCCACGGTCAGAAGTAGTCGCCTCATTGTCCCAATCTCGGGAGTCAATGACGTTGGCGCGCGCACTCTCCGAGTTTATCTCCGAGCATTCGGCAGTACGTGCCGCACAGACCAGCAGAGCCGCAGCGGACTCCCTTGGTACCAGCACGGTCAAGGCATTCTACCGCTATCTGAACGGCCTGGATTTTGACGCCGAGATCCTTGTAGGCAAGCGTTATTTGAAGCAGATCGTGCAGCCTAGTCCGAGCATTGCCGTAATGGTCGAGGAAATGGGACAGCGGAGTGCCGCGGTCAATCTAACGCACGGTGTTGTACGTGTTAACGATTTGGTACTTGACCTGCTTTTCCAGAAAATCGGAGCCACGTACAAGGAATATAATAATTTTCCGCTGACGGAATTTGAGAAATACTGGATGTACGTCCTGGACGTCAATTCTCTCGTGGAAATAACGCCAGAGCGCGTGAAACAGCTGGTTGACGAGGCTGCCAAAAATAGCGTCCACCGGCTTCCATCAAAGCCAGTGGGACTGCCTGTTACTCGGGTTGCTGGTAAACTGATATTTGTTACAGATCGGAGCAAACCAAAACCATTAACCCGAAACCATTAACCCGAAACCATTAACCCGAAACCATTAACCGGAAACCAACATGAAAATATCTATTTCCCTCTCTGCCGACTCCTTTACCAAAGGGGACCGTGTGGCCGTCCACGTCCACCGGAACGAGTGGCTGGTCGGCACTGTCACCCGAGTAGGCACCGCTATCTTCGTGACATACGATAACGGGGACGAAGGGGTAGTCAATCCTGGGGATTTTAAGCACGTTAAGGCCGTTACTGTGAAACCCAGTGTGGTACGTAAGCGGCCGATTACAGACGCAGCGGTTAAAATTTTATGTGCTAAAAAGCCCCGAGGATAAAAGCCCCAGCAACTTCTGGACAGAAAGCTTGCGGATTTGCCTGCGCTTATGGAGAATTCTCCATAAGCGCCCGTGAAAGAACCTGTGCTATAGACTTGAGTTGCCGATAGACTGATATTTGTAAGGCGAGTCTGATCTAATGTCTAAACATTAACCAAACACCATGAAACTATTTATTTCCCTATCTTCCGCTCCATTTGCCCTAATGGACCGGGTGGCCGTCCGCCTCGACACGGACAAATGGCAGGTCGGCTCGGTCCACCGAGTAGGCACCTCTATCTCAGTGAAGTACGATAACGGGGACACTACTGCCTTAATCAAGGCTTCAGATTTTAAGCACGTTAGAGTCATTACTGTGGAACCCGGTCTGATACGCAGGGAACCAATTACAGACAAAGAAGTTAAACTCAGATGCGCTTAAAAGCCCGAGGATAAAAGAGCAAACTCATGGATCGAGGGACTCAGAATAGGCAGAAATGACTTGACCAGCAAGAGGTGGAAGTTCATCACTAAGCCGTCTGTGCATAATTGGAGAATAATTCCGGCAGAATCGTTCCACAAACTCCCGTATTCCGCGCCCGAGCTGCGCTATATGACGGAAGAATTTCTGCGTGCCGCCGAGGCTATAAGCTGGGATATAGCTAGGAAGCAGGAAATCTTATTGGTCAGGTGCCAAGAAGCAGAAAACGAGTAATTAACCATAATGAGCAAAATTCAAGTTTCTCTATCGACCAGCGGTGCGGCAATACGCGGCTTGGAAAAGCTAATCACAAAGGCCACTGACAGCTACACGAACAGCGGGACATGGCTTAAACTGGATCTGTCCAAGTGGCCTCTGGCTACGCGCCTGTTGTTTGACCATAACGTCAAGCTCAATGTGTCAAGTTTGGGCCTAACCACTATCACCGACAGTTTGTTCGACAAGATGCAGGATGTACTTAGAAGCGTGGCACCAACGTCCCCGGTCTTGAAGTCCGTTGGCGCTCCTGTACCAGACAAGGCGGGCAGGGCGGGCAGGGCGAAGAAAGTCGCGCTGAAACACTTCATGGGCAGCCTTGATAAGGTAAAGGCTGGAACTGCCGACCAGTGGATGGCAAAGAATGTAGGCCCGTACATACTGTCAAATAAATTGGACGGCGTCTCCATACAACTCAACTACAAGAAAAATGAATTGCCTACTGCGTTCACACGCGGCAACGGCCACGTAGGGCAGGATATATCAAAGTTAGTGCCGCGGCTCAAGATACCGATGCGTCTCAAACAGGACCTGGATGTCCGTGGTGAAATAATAATGTCCGAACAGGCGTTTAACAGTAAGTGGAGCTTGGATTTCGAGAACGCCCGCAACCTCGCGGCCGGCCTGGTTAATCGCGTGGGCCAGCACGCTGCGGTCCATGATATGGATGTTATTGTCTACGAAGTTCTTAGTCCACGTGGTCAGCCGAGTAAGCAACTGAAGATGCTGGCCGATCTAGGCTTCCATGTTGTGCCATATTCCACACGCTTAAAGCTAACGTCGGCCGGCCTATCAGAGCTACTGGCCACCCGTAAAGCCCGGTCGGCTCACGCGATTGACGGCCTAGTCATAGCCCAGGACCGGACAACAAAACTCGAAACCGGTGCAAACCCGACGCATAGCGTGGCTTTCAAAGAAACGTCCGACGCCGATGTCGCTGAGGTTAGGGTTAAAGAGGTTGTGTGGGAGTCCAGCAAACGCGGTCTGTTGAAGCCTCGCGTAAACATTGAACCTGTTCGACTCTCCGGCGTCACGATAAACTATGCCACCGGGCATAACGCCTTCTTTATTGCCAATGGCTTTAGGTCCAAAGACCGAGACCTGGGTCTGCCGGTTCGCCCAATCGGCCCAGGTGCTGTAGTCAGGATCACCCGCAGTGGCGATGTTATCCCCCACATCCTCGAAGTCGTTACCGGCGTCCGTAAGGCGCAGATGCCTCGCGAGGCCTACACATGGAACAAGACAGGCACAGACATAGAGCAAGTGGCACCGTCCGAGCTTTCTGACAAAAAACGTGTCACATACTTTTTCTCCAAGCTAGAGGTTGAAGGCCTGCGGATCGGCACTATAAGCAAATTCTTTGACGCGGGTCTGGACACGATTCTCAAAATCGTGGTGGCCACAAAGGAGGATTTCCTGGCCGTCGACGGTATCCAGGAACGGACGGCACAGAAACTGCGCACCAACATAGACCAGGCGCTGAAAAGTATGACGCTCCCAGCTCTAATGGATGCGAGTGGTTTTTTCGGCGCCTTGGGAGAAAAACGTCTGACACTTATAGTCAACCAGCACCCAGATGTTCTGGACCGCAGCGCTGACCCGGAGTCCGTGCTGGCCGACATCCTGGAGATACCGGGATTCAAATCTACGCTCGCTCAACAGTTTATGGCCGGCGGGCCGAAATTTAAGGCGTTCTATAAGCGCCTCGGCATCAAAGCCAGGGCTCCAGTGAAAATACGCATAACCAGTGGCACCATGTCCGGACAGACTGTTGTGTTCACCGGCTTCCGGGACTCCGCTATGGAATCGGCAATACGCGCCTCTGGCGGAACCGTTGCCGCGGCGGTAAACTCAAAAACAACCATTCTGTGTGTAAAAGACGGCGCCGCCGTTGGGTCCGGGTCTTCAAAGATCGTTAAGGCCAAACAATTGGGCATACGTGTAGTGACCGCGGACAAGCTCCGCACAGAACTTAAAACCTGAGGTGGGTAATGAAACAGCTAACAGATTTACGGGAATACTTCCAAACAAAGGTAGATGACATTCAGGCAGTAGGGGCAGAACGCCTAAACATCTGCAAGTCCGGGTGCCCATTCTATCAAAGTCCGCCTGAGAGCGGTGCGTTCCGCTACTCTATCTGTGCGTCCTGTGGGTGCGTCCTAGAGGTGAAGGTTCTCATTCCCGGCGCCGGGTGCCCACAATCTCAGTGGGCCAGATAAACAATCAAAACCGCGCTATCCCTTTATACGGATAGCGCGGTTTTTGCATTTGGACCGAGTCTATCGTAATTTAAGCCCATTACCCGCGATCCCACTATATAGGAGCTCCAATGTTACTGTTGTTGAAAATACACAATGGCCGGCCAACAGCGCTGGCAAAGTCTCGGGCGAAGAAGAAACCACGGTCGGCCAGGGCAGAGTTTTATTCCGCGCTGATGCGTGCCCTGACCGGCAAGACCGGGGACGATCTTGGAGCGGCCTTTACGGCAGTAGATAAAGAAAAATTCATTAGCCTAATGGATACTCTTTCTACTAGAATGGCGGGCTCGGTGGGGCAGGCCTCGGAGTCCGGGGACAGTCGTACCTTCGAGGTTATTGTGCGGGCGACCGCGGCGTCAAAGTCTGTCATACACCAACCTGTCCTGCTAGATGAAGCCCTGCGGAGTATGCGCCTGTTGAACAGTCTCGGGCTCATGCCGACCGCGCGTACCTACATGGCGGGCGAGGAAAAGATTCTTTCCTTTGACGCCGTTGTGGCACTACATGGGGCTGAAAACCCAGAGCAAGAAGGGGCAGTAAAACAATGAAACATGTACTAGATGCGGTTATCAATGACGAGGTTATGCGGACCGGAATGTCCAGCGACTTGGTGGCCAAGCTGGTCCACCGCATTGACGAATTTAAAGTGATGGGGTTTACTGGCGGTGAGGCTAGTTCAAAATTCGGCGACTATCTGACTTTTCTCGGCCTACCTGACGACGAACAGGCCTCAGAATTCTTTGCCCGCCGATGGACCGACCACAGAGTGGTCACCGAGGTACCGTACAAACTTCGGATCTATGTCAACAATGACACCCCGGTCTTTACTGTCGCCCGAATAGAGCCGCAGTACCAGAAACAACAGTTTACCCAGCAGGGTATCCCGGCCATCGACTCTGGCTCTTATGGTCTGCCGGGAGCAAAGTCATCTGTGATGTCGGCGCCCCGCCTTACCGAGGAATACTCAAACTTCATCATCGTTGAGAACCTTCCAAAAATTTTCTACATGGAGGCCGACAACTCCCGGATGTCGCAGATACTGTCCACGGGGTTGCCGCACCCAGGTGCGAAGCTTCCATACAAACTATACGCCACTGTTGGGGACGCCCGCGACTCGCTGTTCCGGGATCTAAAAACACACGGGCGGCACCACAGCGGTGCGGCACTGTCGCCTGCGAATTTCACCCTTCTTGAAATTGATTCTTTCGGACTGGTACTAGACGCTGCCGTCTTCTACACACGGACGCTAAGTGGGCACCGTCAGGGCACACGCGCCTACGGCTACTACTACGAAGACGCCCTGGACAAACAATTCTTGTCTGTCTCTCAACAAAATATCTCAGCATCATGACCATGAAACACTACCGCTACGCAATGGTAAACCGCCCTGTGGGCATAGGTACCTGTCCTAAAGACTTTGTTGCAGTCGAGGAGCGCCCGGCCGCAGGCAAGCCCCACCACGACATGGCCCGCAACGGGGTTGTTGTGTATGACCGCAGGCTGACCGATCACGAACAAAAACAGTTTGAACTTGCCTATATGCTCGATGATGCTAATGACCTAGCAGAATTCGCTGACATGGTGATCGAACGCTTTGGTGAATATGCCGAGCAATACCTGGAAATGCGCTCAGAGAATGCCCAACATTTCGAGCGAGAGGTGAGGCAAAAACTCAAAACTGCTACAAAGGACAGCCACATGCCGAGCGTGCCGAGCGAGGGTCAGTTTGCTGCCATTGTGGCTTCGCGCCTGGCCAAAAAATTATCCTCCGCACTATCCGCCACGGTCTTACGCACAGCCGCGGTCGGTAAGCCTGCCATGAAAATCAAACCAACTGGTAACCACATCTCTCTACGAAGACCCACGGACGAGAAGTCCGTGGTTTCGTTTATCAGTGCTGCACTTGTCATACTATGCAAGTTGAATGGCCGCGATGCCTCGCCGCTCAAGGAAGATTTTGTACACTGGTCTTCAGGCAGCGGTCCGTTTCTAGCCTCTTTTGGTCTCGCGCGCACCTGCGTCAAAATTTTCAACGTCTACCTGCAGAAAGGTGCCATAACCGAAAGCATGGCCGACGAACTTGGTGACGCGCTGAAGGACAAGATTGAGGATATCAAACGTGATATTTCTATTTCGGGAGAGCACCTCAAGTTGATCAAGGACATTATCCTACAACTACGCACTGCCTCGGTTCCAGCGTGGAACCGAATTCACCGCGACGTTGCCGTTCTGGGCGACCCAAAACTTACTGCGTCCTTTCCCCTAGAGAACGATGACGGCACAGACGCCACTGTCTTGCACCAGTCTATTGCAAAAATCTCGAAGTCCTTGGCTGCCCTGGTGCTGCGGGTGACCGGCAAGGCCGGCAAGTTCTTGACCAGACTGGAGGCCGCGAATCTCCGCACGTCCAATCCTGGGGATGCGGCCGAGTACGGCGGGTACATAAAAGCTGTGAATAAGGCGTCCAAGCAAGCAATTTTCAACTATGTGCGGAGTCAGCGCAAGGCCTATGCCAAAGTCGATGACGTCAGGGCAATGCTGGCCGATCGTGGTATCCCATCAAACCTGCCCGTAGGTTTTCTGGGTGGGCAAATTGACGACCAGGGTAAATTCTATACCGCGGAGGGTCGCCAGTTGAACAGCGCTCCGACCGGACAGGTACGGATGAATCCACGATACGTGCCGGATGCCGACAACACCTACGTCTTGGAAGATGTTGCGGAGGGTATAAAATACCGCACCTTGACTTTCGTGCGGGGCAACAAGGAGGCGCGCTCCTCCAAGGTCAACGATTTTATCGCCGCAGAGACCGAACACCGTGCTGCGTGGGTAAAGGATTTGCTGTCGGGCACCGGGCGAGACCCAATTATTGCCACCATTGTAGAACTCATATGGGCAACGTCTTCACGTATCGGAGGACTAGGCAATGCAACCGCAGGTGAGCCCACATACGGGATGTCGACCTTGCAGGTCCGGCACTTGGAAATAACAAGCACATACATATCCTACGACTACACGGGTAAAAAACTTGCAAGGCAAGGCGCCAAGTACCTGATAAAAGACCCTGTTAGTCGGAAAGTGGCCAAGATACTGCGCGAACTCGTTGAGGGCAAAAAGGCAAACGATTTGGTGTTTACCTACAAGACAAAGACCGAAGTCAAGGTAAAACCAATCATTCGGGCAGCCGTAAATCTGTATCTACGCCGTAAAGGCATCGAGTTGTCGATCCACAATTTCCGCAATGTGGCGGGTACCAAGTTGGCAGCCAAAATCTTAAAAACTTCGCCTTTCAAACGCAAGGACAACCCCAGTCAGGCAGAGGTGACCAAGTGGGTCAAGGAAGCGTTGAAGGATGTTGGCGTACTGTTGCACCACCGTAATGGCGAGAATGTTACCAGCAGCACCGCGTTGAAGTCCTATATCGACTCAGAGTTGATCCGTAACTTCTTTACCGAGTTGAATTTACGCGATCCAAAGTTGAATTAAGGCAGGTTATGACACTAAAAAAACTAACCGTTGCCGCTGAGCTACAGACCTTCAACCAGAAGTTGCGGCAAGCCTTCCCCAGGCTAGGCACCGGCAGGCTCGGCCTGACCTCACTGACTGTATCAACCCTATATCTAGGCCATGGTATGGAGGGGCCTGAGGCGGTGCTGCGCCAAGCAAAGTTCTTCAAAGGCATCGGCGCCGGTATTTGGAACACCATCGGTAACGATATTGATACCGGCGCTCTGGGTCCAGGTGGGTTCGTAACCCGCGACTACTGGCGCGCCGCGAACTTCAGTGCCGGACGCACGGGCCCAAGGGCCGGGCAGACCGGCGTTATACTCATACTGTCCGATATAGCGGCGCCCATACACGTAGTTGAGTCAGGCTACAGCGCCTCACACGGACGCCTGTGGCCCGAGGACTATCGGTGCCAGTCATCCGTAGTCGCAGGCGTGCTGATCGTCAGGCAGACGGGCGTCAGTGCCGCAGGCGTTTAGTTTAACCCACAGACCGCGTATATCGTATCAAGACCGCGACCAAGACCAAGATTTAGGATTAAAACAGAATGAAACACGTCAGCAAAGAATTTATCTGCCAGGCCTTCGGCATTGGCGAGACTCCAATCGAACTGTACAAAGACCCGGAGACCGCGGCCGTGCGTGCAGGCATGTCGGCAGAGCGTACTATTGAGGCATCCCTGTGGTTGCCGTACGCAGCGAAAGAATACAACCTCAGCCCCGACATCCGGGACTACGTGCTGGTCCCAGTGCCTGTCATGATCACGCAGCTGCCGAATACGAACGGGGACTCTGTGTCTCTAAAGGAGTTTCTGCGGTTTGACCCGGCGCTGGGCCAACAGGCATTCAAGACGTTCCGCGGCAAGCCCTGCCACCTAGAGCACGCGAATCAGGTGATACGCGAAGCCAAAGGCGTCATTCTCGACGTGTTCCTGCGCCCCATTCCAAAATTCGGCGGCGGCAAATACTACAAGCTGGTTGAACTAATGGCCTATGACCGCACTAAGGACCCGCTGCTGGTAAACTCCATTCTGACCGGTGAAAACAACGCTTACTCAGTGGGCTTTTACTTTAAGTCTTACACCTGCTCAATATGCGCCGCCAAGGTCGGCAAAGGGCTGAATACCAGTCCCTGTGCCCATACTGTGCCGCGGAAGCCCACATACATGAACGAAAGCGGCAACCTCGTTTACCGCCAGTGTGAATCTATTGAAGGGTTCGAGACCTCTGTTGTTGCCAACCCGTCTTACGTGGCAGCAATAGGACCCCATCTTATGGACGCAGGCTCCCTTTAGACCTGGGCGGAACACTGTAAACAGTGGTTTGAGCATCTTGGGGTCGAAAAGCCGGCCAGCCTGCCAGCACTTGCATTGTTGGATAGACCCAAAGATGCCCTATTTCTCATGCAAGGAGACAGGTTGTGCCTAAAAAGCTATCAATATTCGATTGGCAGGCCCGTGTGGACGCTGCCCATGGAACCGGACGTTATTTAATAAAATCCCTATCCGCCCCTGGACCTGGACCTGGACCTGTAACCAGACCGGGGTCTGCGGCCATAATACAGTGCTCCGAGCACGGTACCTATATGGGGGCCTTGGCGTCGCTGGGCCGGGGACGAACTTCATGTCTGGCCTGCGAGGTCGAGAAGGTCAACAGGACTAAGTTGAAGAAATCGCTGGACACCGCTCTATCGGAGATAAAGGAGCGGTTTGCAGGCCATTTGACCTATGTTTCTGGGTACACGGGCTTGAAAAATGAATGTGTGTTTAACTGCCAAACACACGGCAAATTCAAGCGAGAAATGCAATATGCCCTGGCAAGTAGGTTTCCGTGCCCTAAATGCCGTTGGGACCAGACTGCGGTAGAAACAGACGTGAAGCGGCGCCGCCGTTGGGTCTCCGCGGCCGCGGAATATCTGGATAGATATGAGTTCTCCGAGTATGATGGTGGTGCGGCTTGGCAGTGCAGGTGCTTGAAACACGGGATCACCTCCACGGTCTCACCAACGAACGCGACGATCCGCCAACTCCTGGACCATGGCTTTAACGGCAGCTGCCCAGAATGCGCCCGGGAAACCCGGAGTACCCGGCAACAGAAATCCCAGGCCGTGTTTAAGCGTGACCTACAGGCCCGCCACGGCAACGATGTGCAGCTTGTAGGACAGTATGCGGGGGCTAAATCCCAGGCCACATTTGAGTGCAAGCACGGCCACGTCTGGCAAGCCAGTGCCGAGTCACTGGTACGGACGAAATTTAGTGGCTGCCCTAGGTGCGCGGGAACAGTAAGTGTCGGAGAGACACAACTTTTTAACTGGGTGTTAAAATATTTTCCAGATGCCCAACGGTCTGTCCGGCGGGTCTATAGCGAGCGGTTTGACCGCATCATGGAATGGGACATTTTTATACCCAGTCTCGACGTGGCTATTGAGTACAATGGTATGTACTGGCACTCTTATCCCGGCAAGCACCGGCTGTACCATTGGGAGAAGTCTAAGGTATCCCGGGAGTCAGGCGTTAGGTTGCTGCACATATACGAAACTGACTGGAAGGCACGTCCTCGGCTGGTAAAATCCACGATTTTACACCTGCTTGGCAAGACCGTGGGGCGGACGTACGCCCGGAGCCTGCGCCTTGTTAGTGCGGATAAGATGAACAACACGGTGAGGTCTTTCTACGAAAGGACGCACATGCTGGGCGCACCTACCTCAGGCACGTCCTATGCACTGGTAGACCACGCGTCAAAGGTAAAAGCTGTCATGACGTTTGCTGGAATACAGTCCGAGCGCGGCGTGCCCGGCGCACCAGGTTCTTACGAACTTGTAAGGTTCTCCACGAGTGGTCACGTTGTAGGGGCCGCCAGTCGCTTATGGACCGCGTTCTTACGCACCCAGGCGCCGACAAGAGTTGTATCGTACTCCGATAACGATCTATTCGACGGCCGACTATACGCCATTCTTGGGTTTGAGTCCGTAGGCGAGGTAGCCCCAGAGTATAAGACCTTGTGGGACGGCCGGCTTAGGCATAAGAGCTATACGCGGCGCCAGAATTTGCAGAAGTTACTCGGGGCCGAATTCGACCCCGCGCTTTCGGAAATGAAAAATTTGTTGAATAACAACAAGATCGTAATTTACGATTCAGGCAAAACCAAGTGGGAGTGGCTGGCCCCGGCCACTACACAATAGGTATACCAACAATAACCGATGTTCACTGCGTTAGGATCAGTATCAGGATTAGGATTAGGCGTAAGTCGAAAGCCCCAAACCCGTGCCACTGCCGGCCTGAATGTTCCAGGTCCAGGTCCAGGTCCAGGTCCAGGTCCAGGTCCAGGTCCAGGTCCAGATACTGCCAGGTACACGGGCCGTCACGGGTCATACCTGTGGGTTCCAGCATACCAGAAGGTTGGTCCCACAGAGTACGCTGAGTTACAGTCAATGGCGCATTCGTGGGTGCCGCGCAGCAGTCCCATAGCCAAGTTGCACATAACGGTAACTTATTCCCACAGAGTGACGGTGCCGCGTCAGCGCATGACCGAGCTAATACTCGATAGCCCGGAGTACCTGCCGGAGTACCAATACGGTGACTCTGACATAACTTATTGGCGCGGCGCCAGTGGCGCGGGCTTCATCGTGCTAAATATTGAAAGCCGGGGACTAACTGGCCTTCACGAAGAACTGGTTTACCTGGGCGCGGGGCATGATTATCCGGCGTACAATCCGCATATAACTCTGATGCGCGACGTCGGCGTCCTTGACCTAAATATCATCCGTTGCGTTGACGCCATGAATAGACGGCTGGCAGCCGTGCCGTACGCTCAGCGGAACAGTAGGAACACCGGTTCCTTAGTGCTTTCCGACATAGACGTTTGGAGCTGAAGTCCGGGGCAGCAATTTGCTGCCAAATCTAATTTAATCTCAGAAATCACGCGGTTTCGCATCTTCAGTCAACATACCAACCTTAGGAGCTCTTTAAATGGTAAAAGCACAGAGTAAGCAGGTGCCGTTTCACGGCATTCTCGCAGTCGGCAGTACAAAAGACGAAGCGGTCAATCGCTACCGTTTACTGGCACTCGGCAAGGGTGTCGCCGCATTCGCCGATCAATCGAAGAACATTTCGTTCGTTACCAGCAGCGACAATTCCCTGATGGAATTATTCAACCCAAGTACCGGCGACCTCGACCTCGAGGAAAATACCAGCCTTGCATCTTCATTGGTGTTTGAGGCCCGGGCCGGCGATGTTGAAGCCACGCACTACATTTGCGAATCTGGTTGCGGTACGCATCTTGTTTATGACAGTGAAGAGCTGGTGAAGTTTTGCCCTGTTTGCACTTCCGCGGTCGTTGAAGCCGGTGAGGACGAGGACGGCGAAGATGCGGACGAAGATGACGGTGCCGACCTGAATTTGGACGACGATGCCGATGACGAATCTTCCGAAGCCGGGGATGACGAGTCAGAGGAAGAGGCTGACGATGACGAAGATGACGAAGAATCCGAATCTTCCGAAGCCGGGGATGACGATGACGATGCCGATGCCGAGGCTGACGATGACGAAGATGACGATGCCGAAGATGACGAATCTTCCGAAGCCGGGGATGACGATGCCGATGCCGAGGCTGACGACGAGGAAGAGGCTGACGACGAGGAAGATGACGATGCCGAAGATGACGATGCCGATGCCGAGGCTGACGAGGAAGACGGTACCACAGGAGCTCCACTTGTACTCGCATCCTCAACACTCGCCGGAGCCAAGGCTCTTTTCCAAAAACACTTCGCAGCTAAAGCTGCAGGTGGAACCGCAACTGCTTCCTCAGAAGTTGTCGAGGCAGCCTACAAAGTGTGTGCTTCTGCTGCCTGCGGCGCCTACGCCATCGCCGCTTCCGAAACCGACCTACGTGATTGCCCAAAGTGCCACTCTTCCTTGAAAGAGCCTGAAGTCGCTCCACTGGTCATCAAGGCCAAGACTCTGGCCGAGGCTAAAACATTGATGGTCGAGGCATTCAGCGCCGTTACCGCGAGTGACGGTGTGGACGAGCAGCTTGTTGAAGTTGATCACAAAGTTTGCGCCAACCCAGAATGTGGTACACACGTCCTGTCAACAAGTTCTGCCGATGTCTCTGAGTGCCCGGACTGCCGGTCCAAGCTCGGTGAGCCAGTTGTTGCCGCCGAGGATGGCGAGGACGAGGACGAGGAAGGTGACGAGGACGAGGAAGATGACGACATGTCCATCAAACCCACGGATGAGGACGGTGATGATGATGGTGGTGAGGAAGAAAAGTCCGAAGAATCCAAGTCTCAATCACAGCCCGCGATTATTGACCCAGCTACCCTGATGGATGTTGATGCGCTGGCCCAGATCGATGACAGTGGTGAAGATGCTCATAAGAGTCTCGACCTGAGCTACAGTTCTTCTATCGCCGGAAAGCCTATGTGGACCGCTTACTTTGAAGGCAAGCCCGTGGCAACTGCTACCGCGGATTTGGCAGGCAAAAACGTGGACATCTTTACCGAGGGCAGCTTCGGACATGCCGTTCTGGCTTCCGCGCGCCACGTAGGTGTTCGCAACATCTTGCGTGATATGGGCTTCCGTGGTATTACCAACCGTGTGGCAATTGCACCAATCGTTAAGGCCGAGGTAGGTAAAGAAATCGCTGTTGCGCGTTCTGAGCTTGACCGTGACCGTAAAGAATACTCCGAGCGCTTGCTCGCCGCCATGGCAACTGCTGCCATAGGTATCAACCGTGGGTTCTTCTCTGACGTTAAGAACCCATTGAAAGAGAAACTGTGGGACGCACTGTCGGCCGTCGGGATTAAAAACCCCGAAGTGCTGATTCACAATGCGTTCCGCGCATCCTCCGACTCGTACCACAGTACGCTGTTCGCAAAAGCAACCGAGATCATTGCTAAGCCGCTTGAAGTTCAAGAGAGCCTGGCCAAAGCAGTGATTGGTACGAATTATCTTGTTTCTGAATCCAGCAGTGCTGAGTCCGGTGACAGTGATTCGGAGATGGAAAACCGTGTTGGTCAACTTGGCACTGTTACAGCAGCGTCGGGTCCCTCGACGGTTGGTGTGAAAAACAGTGAAGCTCCTGCTGGCATGTCTACCAAGATTGCCACCGTGGTGTCCTCGCTAGGTCGTCGTCGCTGAACCTGAGGGGCCCGCCGAGGCTCCTCGCAGCTATTCAAGTTTTACCCCTTAGGAGAAAGTAAACATGTTGCAACTACGTGAAACCCGTATCATCCGCTCAACCCACAGCCCTGTGTTGTCCTCTGTGCTGATCGCCGAAGAAGGCATGGCCTTGGTGTACGAAAAAGAAAATGGCGAGACCAAGGTCAAGCCAAGTGCTGGCGTTGCCGGTGAGTTGTTTGCCGGTGTGTCTATCAGCCGCAACATCCACCCCGGTGCCCTGCCATACGTGCAAGAAACTACTGTTCCAGCTACGGGTACGGTGGAACTCGTTCGCGCCCCAATCGCTGGACAACTGTTGGTCAAGCTCGCTGGCGTGCAACTGGCTATCGTCACTGGGGCTCCTGCCGCTGCTGCCGAAGTGCAACTCCAAGGTGCAAATCTTGTGTTCGCCTCTGGTCAAGCCGGCAAGTCCGTTGTCGCTCAGTTCCTGTACATCCCGTCGGTTATCGAGGCGCGTTCCGTCATCGGTGACGGCCCCGTCGGTGGCCTGGCTTCAACTGCTGAAAGCGTTATCGGCATCATCAAAGACGCCGAGTTTGCAACAAACATGTTTGATGCAAGCCAGGACTGGTCGACCACGTTGTACGCCAAGACCGGCCCTGGTGGGACGTTCACTCCCGGCACAGCCGCTGACCACATCATGAACGTCGTGGTCAAGAATGCTCCCACAGCAAGCTCCCCGTTCCTTGCCCTCGGTATGACTGTTGCCTGATCCGCAGCTGTAGTACCACCAAACCCCCATTTTTGAAACATTGATTAGGAGATATGTATGAAAGGCCAAAACCCATTCGCAGGAGCCAAGCTAGTTCTGAAGAACGGCGACCCCGTCGAGGAACTTCGCTTCGGCAAGGGACGCGAACGCGCGCTCAGTGCATCTACCGGTGAATTCAACGCCAGTTCCAGCAAAGACCTGGTCGCAGCGATTACCCAGTTGATGGCAAGCGTGGCGAACAAGGACATTGTTCCCCAGCACCAGTCAGCACTGGCAAGCTCTGAAGTCCATGCACGCGAATTGCAAGATCGCCGCGAAGTCCTGGCAGCTGCGTACAACGACACAACCGGTCAGCAATGGGCAGCACTTGGTGCCAACATTGCCCTCCAGTTGCAAGAACAACGCAACCGCGAAGGCTTCCTGCGCCGCATTTCCGTTGGCCAGACCCTGCGTCAAGGTGAAATCGCACGCGTGACCGTTCCAGCCTGGGATGCAGTCGCAGTTGTGGCTACCTCGAGCTCCGCTGTTGGCTACCAACTGATCCGCAACAAGATGTTCCAGCCTGACGAATTCGAGATCAACGCAAACCTGCGCGTCGAACAACTCGAAATCGAGCAAGTGTCTGGTGACATTCTGGAAAACGTGTACAACCAAGGTCTCGATGCGATCATGGTTGAAGAAGACCGTTTGTGGAAAAAGGCTGCGGACAAGACCGTCGGTGTTACCAATCCTCTGAATTACATCGGCGGTGCGTTGACTACCCAAATCTTGGCCCAAATTCGCCAAGGCGTCACTGACTGGAATCTGCCAGCCACTACTGCCATTATCTCGAATGACTTTTGGTCTGACGTGATTGGCAGCCAGGACTTCGCCCAGTTCCTCGACCCTGTCACCAAGTACGACCTAGCCCTCCACGGCTATCTCGGCACCTTGATTGGCATGTCGCTGTTGACTGACGCGTTCCGTCAGCCGACTCAGAAGGTGCTGAACCGTGGTGAAATCTACGTTGTGGCAAGTCCTGAGAACCATGCTGCCTACACTGACCGTGGCGGCGTTCGCTCTACCCCGACAAGCGGCGCCGACACCGGCACCACAACTCGCGGCTGGTTGATGTCCGAAATGTTCAGCTTCGTATTGGCCAATCCACGTAGCGTGTCCAAGGGACGTCGGATTTAATCCGGTCACCGGCATAAACAGTCGGTTTTAACCGTTTGAGGGCATGCTATTCCGGTAGCATGCCTTTTTTCACGTCTGCCGATTACTGTAAATACACTATTATGCCTCATCCCAGTCCCCAACCCAGTCCCAATGCTGATCTCGGTCTTGATTACTATGTATATGCCTTACTGGATACTCGCTATCCCGGTGAGTATATATACGGGAAGTCCGTGTTCAAATTCTTGCCATTTTACATAGGTAAGGGTCGTGGTAGCCGCGCAGAGTCTCACTACAAAAACTTAGACTTGAAACCCCGGACCCTACGCTCCAACCTATTGGACTCTCAGGTGAGAATTTTAGAAATACTGGAAGAAGGGTACGAGGTCAAGAAACGGCTGTTGCGTACCCGTCTTTCAGAGGAAGATTCCCTGCGGATAGAGAAGTTATACATAGAGAAGATAGGACGCACTACCCTGGACACCGGTCCGCTTCTCAACATATCCGGGGGCGGGGGAGTTACTAGGGCAGTTCGGGCGGCCAATAAGCTACTGCCTAAATTTTATGTGTATGTGCTGCTGGACCCAACTAGGGCCGGGGCGTATAACTACGACAAAGCACTGGGATTAAAATTCAAAAACGAGCCTTTTTATGTTGGGAAGGGGTGCGGGGGCAGAGTAAAGGACCATAATCGTGTTACCGCCTCCCGTTCTGCTCTGTACACTAAAATTCGAGCCCTAAAACGGCAGGGCCTACTTCCACTGTATAAGAAGATTGTAGAAGGCCTTACAGATACACAGGCTTTACAGATTGAGGAATGTGCGGTATCCTTGATAGGGCGGGCCCAGCTAGGAAAAGGTCCCTTGCTTAACCTTACCTCCGGAGGGACCGGCAAGGGAAAAGTTATCTCTATTAGAGGTAAAAGAAATATGTCTATGTCAAAGATTCGTGGGTACGCGGCACTGACGGACGAGGAAAAGCGTGCTGGAGCCGTGGCAAGAACTTTGGGGATACAGCGGCATTGGGACGCACAAGACCCGCAAGACCGAAAACAGCGCGCGGCCCTAGTGTCCCATGGCCTACACAGTATGCCGGCCAGGGCAAAAGTCCTACGCAGGAACAATATCTCCATTGCTCTCCGTGCGGCCTACGAAGCTGACCCATCTATTAAGATCCGGTCAGGGATCGCCACGTCATTGACTCGCGGGGCCTACGGCGAAGAGCAAAAGGCCCATATGTCAAGTGCCGTGGCGGCCGGGCACCGTGCGCGCACGCCCGAGGCAAAGCGCAAGTCCTCTGCCAAGATGTCGGCAGCCGGTAAGGCCCGAGTATTAGGAGAATCCCCAGAGGTCCAGAGGAGCCGAGCTGACGCTATCTCGGTCGCGGGCCTGGCATATCATGCCTCTATGTCGGACGCCCAGCGCGCTGCGCGCTCCGCCTCACTGTCCACAGGTCATGCCAACATGCCTATGGAGGCTAGACTGGCACGAGATCGTAAAATTTCGTGCGCTATAGCGGATATACATTCTTCGAGATCCGCCGAAGACCGGGCCAAGATACAAATGAAAATCCGAATAACCAACTGGCTAAAGCATCCAACCTTATCCGGCTGCCCCACGGCTGCCCGCAAGGTCTGGACGCTTTACGACCAACATACATGTTGGACTGCCCCGGGCGAGGCAACGCTGGCGTGTACAATTTTGACCTGGATACGCGACAGAACTGGACGAACACCGGCATGTGCAATGCCGCTGTTGAAGGAGTTCATGGCCCGGCCTGTCTCTGAGGAGCAGGCGGCACGGCGTAGCGTCGCCTGCAGTATAACAAAACTCGTTAAAAACTCTGGAGCCCGGGCAAAGGTTGAGAAGAAATTGCTGGGCATCCTAGGCGCCGCTGACTTCAACCGCGTAACGGCAACGGAAGTTCTACACCGCGTGAAAGATTTGATCTACCGTGAAACCGGGTACATACCTTATGGGTACAAGGTAACGCCATGAAAGCCATAATAGCGGACAAATCTTTCCTCACGCATCTGGAACACGTTTATTCCTCTATTGTGATGGATGTGGACCCCTGGGGCCCAATGGCAGCCCCCGTCGACACAGGGGCTTCCTTTATCTCGTGGGTGATACGGATATCGGAGTATAAAGGACTGCGAGTTAGATTCGATACCCCTTCGGGATGGGACGCTTACTTCCCTGACATAGGTCTAGCGATAAACTTGGTACGTGTTGCTCTTGATTGTTTGCCCTACGTGGAACCACGGGCCAGGGAAACAGCGCAGGCGGCGGCAAAAGAAAGGAGTATCAGACTTATACATATAACGGATTTGGAGTGGGAGACAAATAGGGCAGTGGTTATAAAGACATTACGCCACGCACTAGGTCTAACTGCTAAAAGGTACTACGCTAGAAAGCTCCGGGTGGTTAGGAAAGAAGTTCTCACGACTGCCAGGCGAATGTTCTATGAGAGTAATCATCTACAAGGCGCTCCAAGGAGAGGTATTTCTTATGCCCTTATGGAGGGCAGAAAAATTCGAGCGCTAATGACCTTCTCCTCTGTACAGTCTGTTAGAGGAACAGTGTTTGACCCGAACCTAAAAGAGTTTGAACTTATTAGATATGCCTCCGCCGGATATGTAGTAGGCGGCGCCAGCCGGCTGCTTACGGCCTTTATACGGGAATACAACCCGAGTAAGATCATATCGTTTTCACAGAATGACTACTTCGACGGCTCCATGTACAGCACGCTGGGATTCAAGCTCGTTAAGGCGTTAGCCGCGGACTACCGTACCGTATGGGCCAGCCGGCTTAGGCACAAGAGCTACACCAAACGCTCTAATTTGGCTCGGATACTAGCAGCATTCGACCCGGATCTCACGGAACGCCAGAACTTGATAGACGCAAAGATACCAATTGTATATGACGCGGGAAAGCGTAAGTGGGTGTGGACGCGTACTTAAATCGTAATTTAAGTAAGTACCTACACCTGGATACAAGATATTCCCAGTTGACTCCTGACCTGAGGCGATTGCTGTATCCTCCCCGTTCTCGATGCTAGTTTGTCGATAAATCAACTACAGGACCCAACCATGAAAACATCAACCAATAACGCACGAGATTTTCTATTGCTGTCGATGGTCGCGCATAGCCACAAAAAGTATGCCACTGCCGGTTCATTATTTACCGCGGCAATGGCCGCGTCCGACGTCGGCGAGTTAGTGGACACACTGTTACAGTCGCTGCCTGCTCATGCTCTTGGCGTGTCCACCTCAGCCGGCACAGACTCAGGTTCTGTGTTTACGGCACTTCGGGACACTAACATGTCCTTGCCTGCAATCGCCTCTATTCTCGCCGCTGCCATGGAGGAGGAGGGGGAGGAAAGTCAGGCCGAGGACGAAGACGTGGATCTGGACCTAGACCTAGAAGAGGCAGACGCCAACGCCGAGGAAGATGACGGGGATGAAGATGCCTCGGAGTCGGAGCCTGCAACGGAAGATGACGGGGATGCCTCGGAGGACGAGGACGAGGACGAGGACGAGGACGAGGACGAGGACGAGGACGAGGA